ACTCCTTCACTGTCATGCACGTTAAGGATGTATCGTTTCTTTGCAGTCCAAATACCTCTATCTGCTATTACTTCTCTAGCCATGTCCATCTTCTGAGCATATGCATTAACATACTCAGCCAACTCCTCATAACACTTGGTGATATAAGGTTCTATCTTTTCTCTGGCTACTTTATCTAAAAAGTCTACCGGGTTCTTTGGATTAATTTCATTAATTAATTCATCAAATCTTACATAGATTGAATCTGTATCTGATGCTATAATATAATCCTTATCTGTTGTTGATAGAATTTTATTAAGATAGTTATTAACCTTATTCTCAATCCACCTAATACTTAACTGACCTGATGTAGTAATAGCTGTTGCCATCTTGCGATCATAATATCTAAAATACTGATTGCCGATTGCACCATAGGCACTATTCAAAGCAATCTTACGAGCCATCTGAATATTATTGTACTTTGAAATCTCGTTAAAATATTTCCTCTCTTTAGTATCTTCATACTTTTGTTTAGCTTCGAGTGTCCATTTCTTAAACTTGACTCGATCATCATACATCTTCTCCATGAGTTGAGGAAGAAAGCCTTGAAAATCTTTTCTAAATCTTGCACCATTGGGTGTTACTGCACAACCATCATCGGGTAACTCTACTTTCTTTTCCAATAATTTTTCTACACTTACTTCCCCATTACCCTGTTCAACTAAAGTCTCAGGTGAGATATTATATTGCATAATAAGATGGGGATATAAACTATTCAAATCAAATGACATCACCCACTTGTGCATTCCAGTCTGTGGTTCCTTTACATATGCCCCTTCATACCGATCATCTTTTATACTTGTCTTTCTTTTGGGTACAACTATATTTTTACTCCTTAAGAAATTATAGATGAGCACATCCCACATCTTAACTTGAGAATAAACATCTTCATAATTAACCTTGGCTTCATAAGCAACAGTCAAGGCCAACTCAATCAATTTCATCTTATCTTCTAATGCATCAACTAATTCTACGTCAGTAATATTATAACTTACAAATGATTGATAATCTCTAGTATACCATTCCTGATATGTTTCATAAGGATTTTCTTCTTTTCGTTCACCTAATTCAACAAAGGCTATATGGTCCAAACGATAGGACTCTTGATTTGTGTAGGTGAATTTTCTATACAGGTCTAGATAATCTAAACAAGCCACCCCAAAGATATCATACTTTTGTTGTTGCCTACCATACTGATAAACACTTTGTTCATTAACATAACCCCATGGAGATAACTTCCTTACTTCTTTCTCACCAAAGAGTTTATCTATTCGATTACATAGATATGGAATATCAAAAAACTGGACGTTCCATCCAGTTACTATATCTGGTTGAATACTCGACCAGAAATCTAAAAACTTTTTAAGTAAATCTTCTTCATTGTCACAGAGTATATATCTAACATCTTTGCGGTCATTATTATAATCGGCTATACCCCACACCATAATAGCTTTATTAGATTGATTCTTTACTGTTATACATAACAGTGGTTCATCAGCCTTTTGAGCATTAGGAAACCCACTCTCACACGCAACCTCTATGTCTAATGTAAGAATTAGAATCTTATCCATATCCCAAGTTACATATTCAGGATACTGTTCTGCAATATAGACAAATGGATATCTTTCAAATCCAGATATCAAATCTGGTTGATCTTTATATCGTTCTAAAAAACCTCTACCTTCTGTAATAGATTCTAATACAACAGGAGCCACTCGTTGGCCCTGGAGAGTTCTCAGTGGAGATTTCTTTTCCGTAGGTCCATAGAATGTAGGACGCCAACGAATCTTTTGACTGACTCGTTTGCCGTCTTTAATCCCTCGAACTAAAAGATAGTTACCCCGTTGGATAACAGATGTATAAAAATTATCAGCCATTAGATAATTATATCACAAATTATTCTTGAAGTAAAGTCTTTTGATTTACACCCACTGGTGGGACTACTATACCCGATCCGAATATTTGATTATAATTATTTACTATATCTTGGATTGCTTCTGCTGTGATTAAAATCCAATCTCTTGGAATATCTATATTCTTTTGATCGCTAAAAGGAAGCCAAGGTGCTAAACCCATCTGCACATTTCCTCCTCGAGGATCTCCAACCGGCATCAACATAGCAGGATTACTTACTGTTATAAATTCAGAATTTTCTGATACAATATCCCCTATGATATCTTCACTAGATTTTAATCTCATTAATTTTACTGCCATAATATATTACTCCACTTGTTTCTTACCAATGTTATACTTAGTCTCCAAAATCCATTCATCTTTTTCTTTATATGATAAAACCTTTATCTGTGACAGCGGTGCTTTTTGTTCATTGTTTCCTAAAATTTCTACTAGTTCCCAATCTGATAATAATCCTGCAATAGTATTTCGTCGTTCTAAATCATTAATTGATATGTTTGTCGGCTTACCATCTAAAGCAAACAACTCTTTAAAATGTACTATAAAATAACGACCTTGTTTATGTAGGATATGACATGATTGGTATAACTTTCTCTCTTTGCGAGAGGCTACCCCTATGCGGGATAATGTTTCACGAACTTTTAGAAAATCATCTGCTTCATTCAACGTCACTTCAAGCATCAAGTCAGGAGTCCACTCCAGCTCTTCCATGTTTTCCACCTCGATTTATTATTCTTTTTATATGTTCAATTTGTTCATCATCTAGTATGTCAAGTGCTTGTCTGGCCTTCTCATTATTATAACCATAGTATTCTTTAACATACTCAAGATTTTTAATCTTAGTAGACCTAAGCCATTTACTAAATCTTTTTTTAGGTCTTATACTATTTAGAAAAAATTGAAATTGAAGGCGTTTATCGAGGTGACACAAACGATTCATTTCATTTACATATACTATAGTGTCTGGAAATGCAGACAGTGCTTTGTTCACTATATAAGCTGGATATTTCTTCTCCCAAAATTCATCTTCACCATCCATCAAATCTTTTTTGTTTTGATTGATAGCATTTAAATAATCTTTTAGTTCGTACATTTTAAAAATAATTAAAGTTTATTAATATTCTATGTGGTTTATCTGTGGCTGTTGTTCCTGTGTGTCTTAAATAACCAGGAAAAGTAATCATTCTATTACTAACACTTTCTACTTTCTCTTTAGTATCTTCAAAAATAGTAACACCATTATTAGTATTCAAATAAAAAATAGAAGTATTAATATTCTTAGGCGCATTAGAATCTTCTATATCTATATGAAAATCATGTGTCACTATTTTTTCTGTTCGAGGTAGATAGTTTATCTTAATTCGTAGAAGCGTAAAAATATTCATCCTATCTAATAAACAACCAAAATGCTGAAGCCACTCACTTTTCATATGATCCTTAGCATATACAGTATTAGAAAACTGTAAATTATCTCGGCCTACATAGTAAGAACTTTTTTTATCAATCTGTGAATTTAAAAACCAAGGAAACTGATTACTTAACAACACACTTTCTACTGATTCAAATTCTTCTTTGTCTAAAAAATTATCAACTAATTTATACATTAAACTCGGCCAGGATCATCTCTACCTATTGCCGGAGAAATTTCAGAGTTACCATAATTATACACTAGAATACCCTTCTGTGTCAACCCATCTGTCAATTTAGTTTTTCTAAAAGGATCAAAGATTACACTTCCCCTATTGAAATCAAAATCTTCAAATCTCTTATGGTCATGCATAACATACGTCAAAGGAACTCTTACCTCTGGTGAATGTCCATCATAATAAACTGTACGACCGAAACCCTCGAGGTAGTGTCCTAACAATATAGCAGGTGATCCTGCATCTTGATCAAGACCAGGTTTAAATGCTTTGCCCATGATGCATACATCATGTCCTAAACTTATAATTTTTCTTGCCATATGAGCTGCCTGCTTCTCTCGAGCAGTCATAATAGCATCAAACAAATCATAACCCAGATGTAATCTTTCTGCCAAACTTCTCAAAGCAATGTTGTCTCTGGGATGACAAGCACCACCATCACCCAAGCCTGCACTCATATAACGTGGGCCCATGATTCTCATGGTTGAATTTTTCAAAGCATCAGTAACTATATCCACATTCATATTACCAATCGCCTCGGCTACATCTGCAATCATATTCACCAGTGCAAGTTTAGTAGAGATAAATGTATTATAAAAAATCTTGATAGCTTCTGCTTCTTCCCATGTTCCCGTTTCATATCGAGTACCCAGTGTTACAAACTCCTCATAAAATTTCTTTAGGAGAGTAACATCTGGATCCCAACGACCACTCTTGGTTCCTATAATAATCATCTCTGGTGTTACCATATCTTTTTTTATTGTACCCTGTGCGATGAGA